CCCGATGAGATCCTTCGTCGCCGGACCCCACATCGACGGGTCCGACCCCTCGTCCTTGAACTCCCGCTCGTTCCGCCACCGCTTCCACCGCGGATCGTCGCCATCCGGGAACTCGGAGACGACATCGTCGAGCAGGGCATCGTCCCACGCGTTGTCGATGATGCAATGCGGGAACGGATCCAGAACAACTTGCATGCGCAACTACCTCCCGCACGAGGGGGACGGGTGCAGCCCCGACAGGTGGAGGTGCCGGGGCTGCGAACCGTCAGGATGGATCAGGCGAACGCCGGCGTCTCCAAGCCGACACCCGTGATCCGCTGGTGAGCCGTGTCCCCGTACCGCCGGAACGTGAAGGCGAAGAACGAGTAGACGACGAACACGACCGACAGCTCCTTGACGAGCGTCTGCTCGGCCCGGAGCATGATCGGCGCCTGCGGGTCCTCCCACAGATGGCACTCATCCGAGGCGACCACGTAGACGATGTCCTCGTTCGTGCCCGACCCGGCGTTCGTGACGATGTTGTTGTCAACGACGACGAGCATCCCGTTGGGGAGCATCCCGCGGACACCGGACCCGTAGCGGGCCCCGGCGTTCTCACCGGCCACCCTCGGATCGAGACCCGGCTGGTGGATGAACGGCCATGACGTCACGAGCTGGCTGGACAGCCAGTGCCAGCGCCGCGAGTGCATCACGACCATGTCCGGCCTGGCTTGGGCGAGGAACGCCGCCTCGGCGAGCGATGTCGCCTCCAGGATCTTCGGGTACAGCCCGGTCGACGTCGCCTCCGTGTAGGTGGCGGAGTTCCCGGTGACGGTCGTCAACCCGACGGTTGCCCGGTTGAGCAGCTCGTTGTCGAGCGTCGTGGCGTGCGCCCGGAACAGGTCGTCCATGACCACGTCCGAGATGCCGGTGCCACGCTCGATCGCCTGACGCGACACACCCTGAACACCCGCGGCGGTGATGACCGCCGGGGACAGGAGGGTGTCGTCCATGTTCGTCTCCGACACGGCCGAACCCTGCGTCGCCTGCTCCGCCACCGTCGAACCGGTGGTGATCCGGGAGATCTCCACCGTCATCCCCTTCTCGGGGAGAACGTGCTTGTTGCAGGCATCCGCGAACGGGCGCAGGTTGCGGGCGAGCGGGGCGTACATGTCGGTCAGGTACTGCGGGACCGTCAGACCGGTGAACGCTCCGGTGCCGACGGTACGCTGCAGGTACTGGCCGCGCTCGACGCGCTCCTCGTGCATGTGGCGGGCCAGCCGCTCCGATGCCTGGATGTCGCCGTGCAGGAACTGGTTGGCGACGTCGGTGAGGAACTGCTGCCCGGTCCGGTCCGTCTGCGGGTTGTAGGTCCGCTCCTCGGAGCCGACACGGGCGACCCGGTCGTAGGCGGGACGGACGGCGTCGGTCTTGTGGGTCTCGGCGGCAGCACGGACGGCCTCGTCCTCGTCAGCCTTGATCTGCAACGCCTTGGCAAGCTTGTCCTTGGCGCCGCGGATCTCAGTCTGCGTGGTGTCGTACGCGGCGGTGAGCTCGGCGAAGCGAGCCTCCTCGTCCGCGTTGAGGTTCGGGCGGCCGTCCTTGTTGGCCTGCTCGAGGATGAGCTCCCGCTCACGGCGGGACTTGCGTGCACGATGCTCGGCCGCTTCGACCTCGACCTCGTGCGCCGCGATGAGTTCATCGATGGTTGCCATTGCGGCGGGTAGTCCTTTCGGGACAGAGGGCCGCCGCACACAGCCCAGTCAGTAGGGGGGCGCTACTCGGTTTCGAGCAGCAGTTGCTTGCGTGCGAGGAACACGCTTCGGCCCGTCGACGCCGGTTCTGACTGGCCGACCATCTCCGGTTGCGTGCGCTCCTCAGCCGTCCCGTTCTGACTGGCGGGAACCGACTCGCCGTTCTGACTGGCGGCGAGTGGCTGCTGCACTAGATCGGCTCGTGCCTGTAGACGCTCCATCGCCGCACGAGCCACGGCGGCGGGGAGGTGATTCATGGATTCGAGGATGTCGTGCGCCCTCGCGGCGATCGATGTGTGCGGGCTCGCCCCGTAGGTCACGCCGGACACGTCGCCCCGCTCGAGGTCGACCTGGTCGATGTAGAACGTGTCGTAGTCCTCAGACCAGTGGGCGTCAACGATGCGGAACGCGAACGACATCTCCGTCACGTCCCGGTCTCCGACGGCGACGACGAGATCGTTGACGTCCTGACGTTGCGGGTTGAGAAACGCTGTCGAACGTAGACCGAGCGAATCGGCGGCGAGCTGCAACGATCCGTTCGTGGTGCGAGCCATCGGGATGCCGGCGTGGTTCACGAGGAACACGACATCCGGCTCCGCGGCCATCGTCTTGTCGAACGCACCCTTAGCGACGATCTCGGTGTACGGGCCGGCGAAGTCCCACATCTCGTAGCCGCGTTCGACGACGGAGGCGTAGCCGTCGAGCTGGAATCGCTTCTGGCCGTTGTATTCGACGAGCGTCGCCGACGAACGGATCTGCGCCGGGAAGCGGGGCCAGTCGATCGGGAGCCCGCGTTCGTCGCGGCCTCGCCACTCGCCGCCGGGGAGCACCGACCGGTCGGCGTACATCGCCGCCCGTTCCTGTCGGCGCCCCTGCCGGTTCGGGTCGGCGGCCCGGACAGCGGCCGGGTCGGTCGACACGTTGTAGGTCCATGTGATGCTGCCCGGCGTCGTCGAGACTGTCGTCAGGGGGATTGACATCTGCATCTCCGGTTCGTTCGCGTACAGCGCCGCCATGTGGGCCTGCGCATCCGCTTCGGTCTCGTGGCAGCCGACGACCTCGCCGGTGCCGTCCTTCACGACCGCGAACCCCGCACAGTCCGGGTTGTCCGATTCGATGTGCCACGGCATCAGACCGCCTCCTAGACGGCAGCGGCCGCCACTGGGGTCGTCCTCGCCGCCCCGAACAACCGGTCGAACTCCGAAAGCTGCGCCGCCGTCAACGGCGGGAAGTTGTCCAACGCCCGGCACTCGTCCACCGTCCGCTGGCGCGACTCGATCTGGCCGGCGAACATCTCTGCCCTCGCCGCCGGATCCATCCGCAGAAACGCGTCCGTGTTCAACTTCACGAACCGGGGCCGCTCCGTCAACACAGACAGGGCGTTCTCACGACGAGTGATCGTCCCCTGCAGCGACGTGACCAGGAGCTGCAGTTGGCGCTGAGTGATGTTCGCGTACGTGATCGACTGCCCCGACACGGCGGCGTCGATCAGGTCCGACGGGACATCGAAGTAGCGGGCCACATCGGTCGACGTCGCAGCCTGCGCCTCCATCCACGTCGACGCCTGCTGGTCCTGCTGGACGAAGTCGTACTCCCAGTCGTTGCCGTGCACGAACAGCCCATCGGAGGCGATCGCCGCCTTGAACCGGGACTTGATCTCACGAGCCGAATCAGCATCGACGGTCTTCGCCGAGTTCTTCAACCGGGCCTTCGGTACCGCGCCGCCACCGAACCAGTCGAGAGCAAAGTCCTGGATCGTCAGGTACTCGGAGATCGCCCACGCCGCATACGCCACCGGCGACAACCCCACGTGCAGTCCGGGCACCTCGTACTGACGTTCATGCCAGATGTTCTCCGGGGCGTACTTCGTGCCAGCGATGCTGTAGTGATCGATACGGCCCTTCCGCACGACCACCTTCGACTCCGACGTCGGAGCGAGCTCGATCCGGGCCGGCAGATTCCGCCCCGACCGCTCCGTGACCACCCCGATCACGTTCCCCATCCGATCGAGATCCCACTGGGAGGCGAACATCCACGAGTTGATGCCCTTCACGTCGATCCCGGCGAGCTGGCGTCGGTCCGGGTTGACGAGCACCGGCGGCGTCGGCACCGACACCTGCACCCCGTTGACGTAGCGGAACACGTCGACCGGCAGACAGGAGATCAGGTTCGCCCGCAACCGCAGACACGCCCACACGGCGCTATGCCGCAACGACGTGTCCGGCGTGACCATCACCGTTCCCCGCGACCCACCGCCATCACGGGCAGGGATCAGATCCCCCGGACCCGAGATCGCCGCGTCACGCTTCGCCCACAGACTCATCGCCGAGCCGCCACAAACGAACCAGCCCCAACCACGACGCCGCCGGCAGCGATGGCGAACCCGTCAGCCCACGGCCACAACCCGACGACAACCCCGGCGGCGATCAGGACGAGAGCGAGCACGTCGAGCACGGTGGTCACAACTTCTTGCATCTGCAACCACCTTCATCAGCCCGGCACCGAATCGAGCACGTCGTAAGCCGACAGCACCCGCGTCGCCACCCAGTTCGCCAACGTCCACGCCACCAACGGCGACACATCGGCGGCCATGTCCCGACGGGCCCACACCCACGCATCACCCGAGGTGCGCTGCACCGCCGACGCCGCAGCCGCATCCAACGCCGCCGACGGAGCCACCCGCACCTTCCGGTCGGCGACATCGTCGTAGACGGCGGCACACGCCTGCTGCATCTCCCGACCACCGACCTCGAACACCTTGACCTCGGCAGCCTCGAGGTCCGGGATGAACACCGCCGCCGGCCCAGCCGGATCAACCGCCACCGGCGCATCATGCCGGGCACACAGATCGACGACCCGCTCGACCACCCAACCCAACCCGTCGCGATGCTCGACCAGCTCGCCACGCCCATCCGCATCGACGACGACGATCGACGCCGACGACCGGTCATGGTTTGCTTCCAACCCGAACACCGGACCACGATCCGGGCGACCCATCTCCGCGTCGACGATCCGCTGCCACACATCAGCCGGGAACACACCGGCACCCGCGGACAGGTCCGGATCCCAGACGCACAGACACTCACGGGCGAACAGCTCCGGGCCGAGTTCCCCGTACAACGTCATCAGCGACTCGTCCGAGATGCGCCGCCCGTACGCCGGGTTCGCCAACGTCCACGCATAACGATCCAACGGATCCGGCCGCGACGTCTGCACCTCGCCGGCGACGAGCTCGACCTGCTCGGCGGTGTGCTCCACGTACGCGAACCGGCCACCATCCCCAGCGAGAGCACGGCGACGCATCCGCCACGCAAGCTGCGACGTCCCCAACCCGCCGGACCCCATGTACCACGCCTGCGCGTTCGGATTCGCCAACCGGGTCGGACCGGAAGCGGCGACGTGCTCGGCCTGCAGATGTTGCGCCTCGTCGTACACCACCAGGTCCGCCTTCGCGAACCCACGACCCGACCCCCCAGTGCGCGCCCGGTACTTCAACCGCTGCCCCGACAGGAGCTCGATCCCCTGCTCCCCATTGGCGTACCGGACCCGGGCCACCTTGCGGCGAAGGTCATCCCAGTTCTCGAACACACCCACCAGCCGCAGAAACGCCTCGTTCGCCGTCGAGAACTCGTGCGCCGTGTGGATGATCAGCCGCTCACCGAACAGGATCAGCCCGGAGAGCTCACGGGCATTCGCCGTGTCGTTCTTCCCGTTCTGGCGCGGCTCGAAATCACCGACCGTCGCCGCCGCCCACGAACCATCCGCCCGCTCACCAAGCGCAGTCTCCAACGTGAACCGCTGCGACTCGTCCAACGGGAACCCGTCGCACAGCCCGTAGGCGTCAGCCAGTTCAATCGCTTCCTGCGCGCCGGCGAGACTGACCACGCCCGGCGGACGGTGCACGATCTGCGGAACCTGGACGCCGAGCCGATCGGCGAGCAGCGAGCTCATCAGCCTTCGACACCTCACCCGACTCCTCGCCCAACGCAGCGAGATCCTTCACCACCTGCCGCAACTGGCCGGCGACCTGAGCCACCACCGCCGTGTCCGCATCCTCGAGAGCGGCGAACAGCGTCACCCGCAACCGTTCAAGATCCTCACGTGTCGTGGTCACGATGAACCCCCGGGCGAGGTGGGGAGAGACGCTGCGAGTGGGTCCTGCTCTAGCGGGTCGCGGCGCTAAAGAAACGCGACGCGGTCACGCAGCGTGAGCGCGGTCACCATCGGTCGCTCGACTCGATCCGCACAGCATCGACGCCACTACCCTGCCGGGGGGTGCGGCGCATGTCCTCATTCGACCGCTCG